AGCGCCGACCGGATCGTGGCCGAGGTCAACCAGGGTGGCGAGATGGTGGAGGCCGTGGTGCGCCACATCGACGGTGACGTGTCGTACAAGGCCGTGCGCGCCAAGCGGGGCAAGGTCACCCGGGCCGAGCCCGTCAGCGCGCTGTACGAGCAGGGCCGCGTCCACCACGTCGGCCCCGGCGGGCCGCTGGGCCCCTTCAAGCCGCTGGAGGACCAGCTGCTGCTGTTCGCACCGGGCGTGGTCTTCGACGCGGCCCACTCCCCCGATCGCGGCGACGCGCTGGTCTGGGCCATCACGGAGCTGTTCGGCCTGGATGAGGCTGGCGACCTGGTGAGCTGGAGCCGCTACGATTGACCTCCCCGCCGATCGGCGCTATGCCGTCGCAGCGAACCCGGAGCCGCCCCACATGACCGTAGCCGTTTACAACCCTGCCGAGCCCAGCGCCGCCTACGGGGTCATGAAGCCCCGCCTCACCGTGCTGCGCGCCGTGTGGGGCGGCACCGAGACGCTGAGGGCCGGGGCCCGGGAGTACCTGCCCGCCTACCCCAAGGAGAGCAACAAGGCCTGGGACAACCGCTTCGCCCGCGCCCGACTGCGCCGCAACATGTTCCGCCAGAGCGTGGAGCGCATCACCGGGCGCATCTTCGAGGTGCCGGTCAAGCTCAACGCCCCCAAGGGCGCGAAGCAGGTGCCCGCGCAGGGCGAGGTCTTCGCCGACGACGCCGACCGCCGGGGCCACAGCCTGGACCGGCTGGCCCGCCGCCTGTACGCAGGCGCGCTGAAGCTGGGGCTGATGTACGCCTTCGTCGACTACCCCGTGGTCCAGGCCGCGAACCTGGCCGAGGAGCGCGCGGCCGCCGCCCGCCCCTACGTCGTCGTGCTTGAGCCTGAGCAGGTCATCCGCCACTACGAGGTCGACGGCCAGACGGTCCACCTGGCCTGGGTCACCACCGACACGGAGTGGGACGAGGCACTGGGGGCCCAGGTCGTCACCGAGCGGGTGCACGAGCGCTTCCCCGGCCGCTGGAAGACCTGGCGGCGCGTGGCCCAGAACGCCACGATCATCCCCCTCAACATGGGTGGCGTGCTCAACGACGGCAACTGGGTGGTGGAGGCCGAGGGCTTCGTCACGCAGCAGCGCATCATGGTCCACCCCCTCTACGCTGAGGAGGAGACCACGGGAGTGGGCCGCACGCCCCTCACCGAGGTAGCGGACCTGACGCTGGAGCACTACCAGATCGCGAGCGACTACCGCAACTGCCTCACGAACGTGCTGTTCCCCATCCTGTACGCCACGGGCGTGGACACAGCGAAGATCGCCGCCACGCCGATCGGCCCCGACACCATCCTGGGAAGCGACAAGCCTGAGGCGAAGTTCGGCTACCTTGAGCACAACGGCAAGGCCCTGGAGGCTGGGTACAAGGACCTGGAGAGCCTGGAGCAGCGGGCCGAGGCCTACGCCGGCCAGCTCACCAAGCCCACCGGCGACGTCAAGGCCACCACCAGCGCGATCAACTCGGCCGAGGTCAGCTCCTTCGCCAAGGACCTGGCCCAGACCCTCCAGGACGTGCTGCAGGCGATCTGCGACGACGCGGCGCTGTGGTACGGCGTCGACAGCATCGGCCGGCCCGAGGTCAACATGGACTTCGCGGTGGACCTGCCGGACGGCGACCTCGCCCACCTCCAGTCGATGCGCTCCAGCGGCGACATCAGCCGCGACACCATGTGGCGCGAGAGCAGCCGGCGCAACGTGCTCAGCCGGGACTTCGACCCCGAGGAGGAGCGCAAGCTGCTGGAGACAGAAGAGGCCGAGGGCATGGAGCGCGAGAAGGAGGCCATGCGGTTCGCGTCAGGGCTCAAGGAGGAGACCGGCTCGGGCGCACCGACCCCAGCGAAGGAGGACGTGGAGTGAGCGCCAAGCTGTATGAGGTGACGCCCCGCCGCAAGCGCCGGCACGTGGAGCAGGCGCTCATCGACGCGGCCTTGAGCCAGGTCGACCTGGGCACCAAGCGGGGTCCGGGGAAGATCGCCGGCTACGTCGTCATGACCGTCCACGAGAACGGGGCCGTCAACCGCGACATGTACCAGCCTGTGGGCGGCTCCCGGGTGGGCGGAGCGATGTTCCGCTCCCTGATGCGCAACGGCCTGGACATCCTCCTGGAGGGCCGCTCCGGCCGCGACGCGGCCTGTGACTTACTGGATGAGCAGGCCGGGGACTGATGGCGAGCGTCAACGACACCATCCAGGACGAGTACCTGGTCCGAGCCATTGAGCTGGAGCGATACAAGCGTGGCGTCTCGATGCGCGTGCTGAAGCTGCTGGCGGACCTGGAGGAGCGCCTGGTGGCGCGCATGCAGTCGCTGGACCCCACCTCCGTCCAGCCCCGCTACAAGTCCGCACGCCTCACCCGGCTGCTGGCCGAGGTCGCGGACCTGATCGACGACTACGGCAAGGCCGTGGAGGCCGAGGTCATGCCTGACATGACCCGCCTGGCGAGGGACGAGGGCGACTTCGGAGTGCGCCTGCTCACGGAGGTGCCCCCCGTCGCGCTGGACGTGATCGCCCCGGCCGGCCGCATCCTGGAGGCCGCAGCCACCACCCGCCCCTTCCAGGGCCGCATCCTGCGCGAGTGGGTCACCGACCACACCCCCGCCGTGAGGGCCCGCACCCGCGCGCTCATCCGCCAGGGCGTGGCCGAGGGGCAGACGATCGCCCAGATGATCCAGGGCCTGCGCGGCACCGCCAAGGCGGGCTACCGGGACGGCATCATGGAGGTCTCCCGCCGGGGGGCCGAGGCGCTGGTGCGCACCGCCGTCAACCACACCGTCACGGCCGCGAGGGACGCCCTGTACGAGGCAAACAGCGACCTGATCAGTGGGGTCAAGTGGGTCGCCACCCTGGACGGCCGCACCTCCGACGTCTGCGCTTCGCGGGACGGTCGGGTCTTCCCCCTGGGCTCAGGGCCCCGGCCGCCTGCCCACCCCAACTGTCGATCCACCACCGTCCCTGTGCTCAAGAGCTGGGCCCAGCTGGGCATCCCCCTCGGGGAAGCGCCCGAGGGCACGCGGGCCAGCATGGACGGACAGGTAGCGGGCCGTGTGACCTACGGCGGGTGGCTGCGGGCCAAGCCGGCCGCCTTCCAGGAGGAGGTGCTGGGCGTCACGAAGGCCAAGCTGTTCCGTGACGGCGGGCTGGAGCTGGACAAGTTCGTCGACTTCCGGGGCCGGTCGTACACGCTGGATGAGCTCAGGAAGCGGGCCCCGGCCGCGTTCGCGAAGGCCGGAGTGGACTAGACGCACAGCCCCTTCCTGGGCTATGGGTCCAGGTGACCTCCCGGGAGTACTACCATGGCTGACGACACCATTGCCGATCGCAACGCAATCCGGCCGGCTGCCCGGGCGGCCGTTCAGCCCCAGCCGGACGGTTCGTACATCAGCCAGGTGCGCACGACCCAGGACAAGTTCACGGACGGCTTCAACGGCTCGTCCCTCGACCTGACCAAGTGGGACGTGCTGCGCAACACTGGCGGCATGACCCTCGGCGTCGCGGCCGGCGCACTGACGATCGGCATGGGCACCACGGCCGGGGCCGAGCTGCTGCTGGTCGCCAAGCAGGACGTCACCATCCCGGCCAACCTGGTCGCGGTCATGTCTGTCAGCCAGCGGATCGCGGGCAACTACGTCAGCTTCGGGTACCTGGAGGTGGACCCCGACACCGGCGCTCCGGTCGCCCACGCAGTCCTCCCCAACGAGTTCCGCAACTCGCTGCGCAAGATATTCGACGGCACCGGCACTAGCTCAGCCAAGCTGGAAACAATGAGCACCGACGCCCCGGCGGTCGTGAACGTCGTTGAGACCCTGGGCCAGGCCTCCAACCTGACGACCGACCACGCGCTGTTCGCCCGGGCCGAGGACGTGACCTCTGTCTCCCAGGCCAGCAACAGCACGTCCAACAAGGCGTCGGGTGGAGGTCGCATCTCCACGCAGTGCCCCAGCCCCAACCGGGTCTATCGACCCTTCATCCACCTGCGCAACACGGCCTCCGCCCCGGCAACCGCGACCAGCGTGGTGTTCCAGCGGTTCGTGTCGATCGACATCCAGGAGCTGGAGGTCCAGGCGAGCATGGGCCAGGGCGTCTCGCTCGCTAGCGCGGCCATCCCCGTCATCCTCCAGGCCAGTGGCGTTGCCCTGAACACGGGGAGCAGCATGATAGGTGGCGTCGGCGTCGTCAACAGCAACAGCGCCCTGGGCGGGAGCAACCCTACTCCCCACCACCGCACTACTACGGCGGATACCAATGTCAACACGGTCAAGGGCGGCGCGGGCAAGGTGTTCGGTGGGCGGCTGCGCAACAAGGCGGCCTACGAAGTCGTACTGAAGTTCTACAACAAGGCCACCACCGTGGTGATCGGAACGGACACGCCGTTCTTCAAGATCGCAGTGCCGGCCGGCCAGGCCGT